TTTTAATAGTCCTTATTAATTACCCAACTTCATCCAAACTGCAGCAGCAACAAAGCTGAATATAGCAATGGTTGTTATTTTAACGAATGTATTCCATATACTTAAACGTGTTTGTCTCCACGTTGTTAATAGGTTGCGTACCTCACGTATATCTTCTGCGGCTGACTCATCATGTAAGCCTAACTCACGTAGAACTAACTTAGCTCCACGTTTAGCTGATCTGTCTAGTATAATCTCTAGCTCTTCTGGGGTCAACGTTATATTGGTCATTATGCTGACTCCGTAAAGACCCAAGCCCCTTGAGGAGCTTCACCTGTTAAAGAGAAGTTCTGTGAAGAAGCATTACCATTGGTTGTAATACCTACAGATCCAGTGTTATACCAAAACCCCCAACGATGAGTACAAGTTGTATCTGATGCAGAAGAGGTATATCTAGTTTGGCTATACCCATCGCCACCTCTTTCTCTAGCGTACAAGAGTATCTCACCAGAAGCAAGTGTTTGAGTAGAACTCTTAGATCCATCTCTATCATAAGACCATTTGCCTGGCATTACGATACACATACCACCTGCCCATTTATTAGAATTTTGTCTGTTAAATGTATATGAAACATTACCTACTAGATTATGCGGTAGATTTATCTGATCAGCAGCACAATTATTATTATGAACTGAAGCATTAAATACATTTGTATGTGTGTGAGTCATTGTTATAGGATCTGTTAAAGAAGAACCGCCTGGCATAGCCGCAATACCTATTATTGTTGTCCACTGACTAGACGTATGTTGTGAGGTTCTTGTAGTATTGTTAGGGCAAGTGTCGTTGTTTTGATATCTACTATTAGGGTTGTTAGCACCACTATCATCTGATGTCATAAGTTGTCCACCAGGACTACTTTCAAGACTGACCCATATAGCTCCTGAATTTTTTACTGACCTAAAGTCTGTTAACTTTTGAAGCGTAGTACCCTCATAATAATTATTGTAGAAGTCACCTAAATCAATAGCTCCACTTGTAGGGATATCTGTATTGCTGTTGTATCCGAAGTTACTACGTACATTAGAGCCTCCCCTATAGAAGTCAGACAGGCTTATACTTCCTGTTTTATCGTATTCACTTCTTAGGTTAGCAAAACTAATTGCTCCTGATGCAGGTAGAGCCATTATACAGATCCATATGCTGTTACGTTACCAACTACAGTTAAGTTACCAGAACCATCTATCTTCATTTTGTTTGTACCATTAGAGGCAAACAATAAAGTGCCACCACTCTCTGTTATTGTCCAGTTGCCTAAATCTACAGTTGTAGCATTAAGAGTAGAAGCAGAGAATGACTGAGATCCAGAACCTGCTAGTTCAGCCTTAGTGTCTATCTCTGTCTGTAATCCATCTACGTTAGCAATAGTGTGGTTGTGACTGTCATCTGCTATTACTGCTGCTATAGTAGCATTACTTGTACCATTAAAAGAAACCGAACCTGTCACATCTCCTGATAGAGCTATAGTACGAGAAGTAGCTAAGGCTGTAGCTGTAGAAGCATTACCTGTAACTGCACCCGTAACGTTACCAGTTAAGTTACCCTCAAATGTACCTGCTACAAATGTTTCACTTCCTACGCCCCACTTGTCTGTTGATTCTGTCCAGACTAGAGATTTATTAGCTTGTGTACCACGCTCAATAGTAATACCTGCATCCTGACTTGGTGTACCTGTCTCATCAGAGTTAAGTGTGATAATATTGTCACCAATGTTTACAGTGTTAGAGTTTACTGTAGTAGTCGTACCATTTACAGTTAAGTTACCACCTACGATAACATCATCAAATGTTACGTCTTGGTTTGTAGCTAATGAGATAACACCTGTAGAACTATTGTAGCTAATGTTACCTGTAGCAGATATAGCGTTTCTAGCTCTGGCTGTAGTGTGATACAGATTAGATGAGCCTTCTGCTATAGTATCTGTATTACCCTGTGTAAAGCTCATGACACCAGAAGTACTGTTGTAGCTTAAACTTCCTGTAGCTGAGATAGCACCTCTAGCTCTAGCAGTTGTGTGGTATAGGTTAGAACCTTCTGTAATGTCGCCTGTGTCGTGGTTGGCTACACTTGAGACTGTACCTGTTACGTTACCCGTTAGAGCGCCTGTAAAGCCTCCTGTGGACGATACAGTACCACCTACAACAATGTTACCAGAGTTAAGAGTAACGTTAGCTGAAGCTATGGTTGTGTTGCCTGTTATAGCAAGAGTACCACCTACTGTAGTATTACCTGTCACTGCTAGTGTACCCAGCGCTGAAGTAGCTGCACCATTTAAGCGTAAAGCTTCTACATTACCTGAAAAGATAGATAACTGGTTAGAGTTATTGGTTAGTTTACCAAAGCTAACACCACCGTCCTTAAGTAATACATCTCCACCATCTGTATCTAGTGTAATATCACCTACTACATCTAAAGTTAAATCCCCATTAGATACAGTGTAAGTGTTATCTACAATAGTAGTATAACCATTTACACCTATGTTAGCTGTATCTGTATACAAAATACCATCAAAGAAACCATCCTTGAATTGAGCTGCACTAGACCCTAAGTCAATAATGTTATTAGCTTTAGGTAATAGCGTAGATGTACCTACAATGATGTCTTGGCCTGGTCCTACTTTAGTTACAGGTGCGCCTTGTCCTGATGATCCATCATGAGAGTGACCAGAGGATGCGTTAAATGCGCTTTCTACAGCGTTAAACTCTCCGTCTAAATCGTCTGCGTCAATAACGCTACCGTTAGCGATGTTGTTAGCCGTATCTTGGCGTGTATAACCTGCCATAAGAGTTATCCTTTATTGTCTATCATTCTGTGTAAACTCAAGAAGTGCTGTATCTAGAGTAAATGCTGGGTTAGTTGTATTGTCTTCTATACGTATTGATATAGTCTTACCTGATCCTATAATCTGGTTCTGATAAACTTTATCTAGTTCACCACCAAATATAGCTGTGCCGTACAAGGAAGTAACTGCTCCATATATAGCCGCAAAGACACCTGTACTTGTAATGGTGGTTGCTGCAGGTTGTATTAAGTTCTGGTTGTTAGAGCGAGTAAAGTCATACTTTAGTGATAAGTCTATGTTGAATGCGCCTTTAGGGTCAATGTATGTAGTTAGCTTATAAAAAGTTTTACGTATCTGTGGATCTGATATAGGCATATAAGGTGATTCATATATAGCTTCTATGTTATCTCCATCAAAGGTATAACCTGTCTCCATCTTATATACGTAACCATCTTCATTACCAAATATAATTGTCTCTGAATACTCTGTATACTTAGAGTCTGCTACAAAAGCTTTTATACCTGCTGTCTCACCCCATGCTAAGTTAGCTGCACCTTGGTTAGAGAACTTAGTTACGAGTAATCCACGAGCAACTTTCTTTTGTTCTGACTGTGTATAGCCAAAGATACGATATTGTGCTTTCTCACGTATAACAATAGAGCAGAAGTTAGATGTACTTTGAGCAAAGTTATATACGTCATCAGCTATTGGGTCAGAAGCAACTTCAAGTGAGAAGTCACCAATTCTATCTGTAGCACCTAAGAGTCTAATACCATCAGGAGACATATACATAATGTCACCACCAACCTCTTGTATCGTATCAGGGTCTAAACAACCAATACCTTCTGTAATAGGGTTTAACTGGAAGTCAGCTAAAGTTGTACCAGAGAGACGTTGTATGTTGTTTCTACTGAATATGATAAGCTGATCACGGAAAGCAATAAGGCCAGTAATATCATGGCTTACATTTATAACACCACCACCATTAGCGGCACTAAAGTCACCTGAGTCTGAAGGTGCTGAGAAGTATAAGTTAGAACCCTTAGAGAAGAACACTGTAGTCTTAAACACCGCTACCTGTTCTGCACCCTGTAAGTCTGATAGAGAAGAGATAAACGATAGACTATTAGCTGTATCATTAAACAGCGCTGGGTAGTTAGAACCGTCTACCATTATAATGAAGTCACCTGCTCCAAAGTTATACTCAGCACTACGGATCTTACCGCCTAAAAGTGCTGCCTTACCTAGTGAAGACCAAGTACCACCAGAAGATCTATGGTATTCAGTTTTAGGTGTAGAAGCTCCATCACTTCTAGCCGCTATATACTCCCCAATGTTAGCTACTTTAACACCTAGTACACGGCCTGTTCCTGGTACAATGCTGTTTGTTGCTTTTATATAGCCTAATACTTTACTGTAACCGCCTGATCTAGCTGGTTCAAAGTTCTGCAGTATAGTAGCAGAACCAACAGCATTAGCACCCTGTTGTAGAGGGCTGAGATTAGAGATGAGGCCACCCTTAAACTCAATAGGAAATGTCTGCCAATTAGTAGCCATCAGTAATGAACTCGTCTATCTCTTAGGTATTCTGTACGGTTAATGTTTAAGGATCTCATACTTTTAATGCCGTCCTTAAACTTGCCTTGCGATAGCTGTGCAGATTGAGTGTCACCTCTAAATACATAAGCATAATACATAGCGCCATCTACTATTATATGTCTGTATGACTCTGGTATAGAAGCAACGTCTGATGCCTTCTCCATATCAACACCATTAGTGTAATACTCATATATTACTTCATAGGCTTTATCTGGGGATGGTACAAACAGTAATTCTCTACTTGGCGCACGTACAACATACTGTGGTACACTTCTTACATCTGAGCTAGAGTTATACTCTACATCTGCGTGTTTGTCAAGATATTCTTCATAATTCAACACTTTAAGACGTTTAGTATCTACGTTAAGAGTATCATCACGTTTTAACCTAAAGCTATTCATATTAATAGTCTTACTGTCGTAAGGCATACTGTAACGTACCTCACCTGCAGTTAGAACTTCTGTCTCTTCTGCGTGATTCCAAGGCCACTCAAATTCTTCTTGGTGTATATGTCTTATAGAAGCATTAACAGCATCTTTGGTAAGGTTGTAATAACCCTGTGCTGTAGCAAAGTTAGATGTAGTCAGTTCTACTTCGTTAAGTCTTCTGTTAACATCATTAACTAACCCGATAAAGTCATAGGCCATTCTTATTTCTCCTTAACACGTACAAATACTGAACGCTCATATTGTAAGCCTTCTACTGTAGTGATTTTACATGTAACTTTGTATCTAACGTTATTAGTGCCAAGAGATAAACGTATTGTTGCTACGGTGAGTGTATTAGTCTTTTGTACCATCTGTAGATTATTAACAACTTCACCTGCATCTATCAGGGTCTTAGTACCGTCAGAGTCATCTATAAACCATGAAACACCTGATATAGTATCATCACCCAAAAAGCGTGACCAATCAATACTATAATCTAATACTTCGTCTTTATCTTTATCAGGCCATTTATATGACATTCGTATATTCCTTATGCTGCAATACGTACAACTCTATCTGTATTAGTCGCTTCAATTAGTACTGTTCTATTTCTTGGATCTGCAGGTATATTAATAGTATACCCCTGATTAGTTGGTGCTATAAATACAACACGTCTTCTGTCGAAGCTTGCTTTAAGACTTTCATAGTCAAACTGTTGTGTTGCTACAGTTAAGCTACCAGAGAATATGTTTAGTGGTACGCCTACTACTTCTAGTATAACCTGTGTAGATACATTAAGTGTACCAATAGCTATGCTAGATGAAACACCTACAGGTAAAACAAGAGCCTTAGCTTGTATATTTGACCCTGTTCCTACAGTAGCTGTAAGCGCTGGGCTAGTGATGCTTGTGTTAGCATCTGCCAATACTGTAGTTGTACCTAGATTAGCCTGAGAGTCAACCCCTGAAGGTGCAACATTAGCATTTGCAACAACTATTGTAGTACCTAAAGAAGATGTAGCAGATGTAGACTCACTAAGTGTAACACTCTTGGCAGTGACGACTACAGAGCCGATGCTAATAGT